GCCGAGCCTGCACCGGACACCATCACTGCCGATGGTGCCGGAGTTGTTGAGCCGCGCCCACAAATCGACGTAGGTGTTGGCCGGGTAGGACGGCTGACTGTTGGTGCCGATCTGCACCGACACCACCATGTTGTCGGCCGAGCAGCTGTAGCCCGACTTCTCGGCGACCACACTGCGCGTCCCAGAGAATGTGGACACCGCCTGGTCGCCGTCGGTGTAGAGCGAACCACTGCCTCCGCCTGCGTACTGCAGATCCCAGCCCGAGATCGGGTCGCCCTCCGCGGTCAGATAGTCGAAGTCATCGACCACATCGTCGTAGCCGAAACGAAACTGATCGACATTCGGGTATGTCTGCCAGAACGCCTGATCGGAACGCATCTTCAGGACGTAACCCTGCCTGCGCCCGGTAGCGATGTTGTACCCGGTAGACGAGTCGCTCTTGCTCCACCGAACCGGTGCCCACCAGCGACCGAACTCGTGGGTGAAGAACGACAACTCCGATTCCTTCTTCGCATCCACCGCGCTGATCAGGTGGCTGAACACCTGGCGCATGTGCCTGGTATCGCGGCCAACAATGTCGACCTCGAGCTCCAGCTCGATCGGATCGTAGAGCGAATCGACGTAGGTCACGCCGTCCTGGCTCGCACCTTTCTGGTCGATGTTCTTCCAGTCCGGTGACAGGCCGAGAATCTTCTTCAACTCGACCCGCTCAGGGATGGTGCGGTCGGGGATCGCCAACGGACCGGCCAAGTTGAACACGATGCTGTCGTCGTAGGAGCGCAGCGCGACGTGCGGCGTCCGGTCATGCATCAGCATGTACGCGCCGTGCGGGGTGATCGGCCCCTGCGGGTACCTGATCGACGGTCCGAATCCCATTACCTACCTCCCCGGCGCTTTCTGCGGCATGGAACCAGACATCGCTGCGGCGTTTCCTCGAATTAGGTCAGTGTTGAACGAATTCATGGTGGTATCTTTCACGTCGCCGACGCCGTACAGGTTGTTGACGATCGTCGTCCCACCGGTGTTGTTGTTGGTGGTCTGCTGCACCGGCTGCGGGAACCCGGCCAACGTCTGCGGCTGCTCATTCGGCACCGGCGTCGGAGCCTTACCGGCCAAGTTGGGCAGCTGCGGCCCGACGCCGGCGAACGCCCCACCAATACGGGTCAGCCAGTTGTTGTTGGCAAGCTCGCTCGCACCCGTCGGCAAGAACGTCTCCATGAGGCCCTGGACGCCGACACCAGCCAGCTGACCACCCAGCTTGATGGCGCGCTGCGCGACCTGCGCGCCGATCTGCACAGCCGCACCGGAGCCGGGCGCGAAAGCGTCAGCGGCCATCGACGCCGCGCTGGTCGCCAATCCCATGAGGCCACCACCAGTCGGAGCCTGCCCGCCGCCCGGTGCCGTCGCGGGTTCAGCACCGCCGTACTGCGTCCCATCCGGCTTGTTACCGGCCTGCGCGCTGCTGCCGATGCCGAGAGCGTTGCTTGGGTTGAACGTCGCAAACGGGTTGTTGCCAGCGCCGGGACCGGGGAACATGTCGGACACATGCTGGTTGCCGACCATGCCCTGCGGGTTAACGACATGCTCCTGCTGGCCGGTGTTGTTCACAACCAGTGTCGGGCCGGGTTCGAGCGTCCCGCCGCCATCCATCCCGGCGTAAGGAATCGTCGGCTGGTTTTGCCAGTCGGGGTAGGGCGCCATGAACGGACCGGTTGCTGGCTGCGGCCCGCCGGGCATACCAGGGAAGTTGAAGTTCGGCGGTCCAACCGGAGGCGGGCCAGCGGGCGAGCCGCCGATCGGAGAGCCGTCCTGGTTGACCGGCATACCGTTCATGAAGTAGCCGCCGCGGCCACCGTTTGCGCCGGGAATCCACACCGGCGCACCGGGACGGTTGGCGCCCGCCATGCCGCCGTTCGGGTCGTAGGCGAACTGGTTGTAGAAGTCGTTCGCCTGCTGGCCCCACTGCCCGCGGAGCCACGCACCCGACTGGTCGCCATAGTCGTAGCCATTATTCGCGGCCGTCGCGGGCTTCTGCACACCCGTAACAGCGAACGTCCACGGATCGACACCGGGGGCCAGGCCGCCGTTCGTCTTGAACCGGTCGAAGAAACCGCCAGCCGCGAGCGCCGGGTTCGTCTTGTCGTACTTGTAGGAGTTGTCCTGCTGGAACATGCCCTGAATACCGGGCGTGCCGTTCTGATTCTGGACGACGTTCGTGCGCGGGTTGGTGCCCAGCGCCGTTTCCTGCAACGCGATCGCCAGACCGGCCTTGATCACATCAGGCGGCAGGCCACGCTTGATGCCCTCCGCGACGACCTTCTGCGCGTTGCTCGCCATCGACCCATTGATCGGGCCACCCTTGTTACCCATGCCGGGAGGGTTACCAGTACCGCCGAACGCCGCGCTGAACATGTCGCCCATGCCACCACCGGGCATGTTCACCACATACACCGGGGTCACACCACTCGGAATGCCACCCGGCATACCAGACGTCATGCCACCGCTGCCGCCCATGAAGTCGGGGATCTGTCCAGTAGCCGCCAACTGCTGCATCCGCGCCATGAACTCCGGCGCGTTCGCATCCGACACCGAAGCGTGGACGTGGTTCTGGTGGTCGGCCAGTGTACCCGCGTCGTACTGGTACGGCTTGCCCATCGAAATGGTGCCCGCGAAGTTCGGGTCGGAGTAGATCAACTCGTTGAGCAGATCGCCGAAGTGGTCGTGCAGGAAGTTGGCGTAGGCCAGCTTCTTCGGGTCAGGCGTGTTCAGGCCGGGGATGGCGAAGTCACCCGCCAAACCCTTCGGATGGTTCAGCCCGTCGTCGACGTGATCGTTCTTGCCCGACGTGAGTTGCAAGCCCATCGACTGAGCCAGCGCCGTCATGTACGACACCTGAATCTTCGCGCCGTGAGCGTCGGGCAGGTTCGACAGGTTCAGCGGCCCCATCGGAACACTCGGCCCGGTGTTCAAATTCTGAACACCACCCGGCGCATTGGAAAGCGGGGCGTTCGTCCCTAGGCCGGCATCCATCGCCGCCTGCAACGAGTACGGCTTCCCGTTCTCGTCGTACCCGGCGATCTGGAACTTCGGGCCGAACGCACCCTGTGCCGCGAGCATGCCAGTCAGGCCGACACCGGTGGCGTCCTTACCGCCCAGCGCCTCACTCATCGCATTCAGTGGGCCCAGCAGCGGCGCAGCGGCGAGCGCACCGATGAACCTCACCAGGTTGTCGGCCAGACCAGGCAGGCCGCGGCTCAGACCCAGATCCTTGTCGAGCATCGCGCTCAAGTCGTCGAGACCCTTGGTGGCATCCCGAGTCTTCTCGGTGGCCTTCTCAAACTTGCCCGTCGCGGCCTCGGCCTGCTTCACCTGGGCCTTGATGAGATCCTGTTCCTTCTCGGCGACGTTGTGGGCCTGCTTGATCCGGTCATCCTCGGACGCGTTGTTGTCGGCGCGCAGCTCGAGCAGCCGCTTGCGGGCCTCCTCGACGTCCTGCGTCTTCTTCTCGACGTCCCAAGCCGCCTGCTGCTGATCCATCGCATCGGTGACCCAGGTGCCCGGCTTGCCGGCCTTGTAGTCGGAGTAGCCGGGCGGGTTGTAGAGCGACTGAATGCTGGGAACCGACCACTCCGCGCCGGGGAAGGTTCCCACCGGAATGTTCGACAACTCATAGGTGCCGGGCGTCGACTGCCAGTGCGGCTCCTTGCCCTTCTCCGGCGGTGGCGGCGGCACCGGCGACGGCGACCAGTTGCCACTCAGCCACGGAGTCACCTTGTCGATCGGGATGCTCTGCTGGCCGGCGATAGTTCCTGTCTGCACCGACGTTCCGCGGTGCAACGCCTGGTTGCCACCACCGCGGCCGGAATCCCCCATCGCCGGAACGGTGTCCATACCCTTGTCGGCGGCGAACGCCGGATCACTGGCGTAACCGGGGATACCGAAACCGGGCGAGAACAACTGGTTCGTGGCGTTCTTACCGGCCTCCGTGTCTGAGCCACCGTTGGCGTTCTGGGTTGCCTCGAAAGACTTGGCGCCGAGATACCCACCGCCGAGGATGATCGCCAACTGCTTGAACGGCGACAGCGCCAAGAAGCCGGCATCGGTCAGTGCCGCCAATCCCCCGCCCTTCGCGGCAGTAGAGGCGGCTTTGTCAATCGCCGCAACATCATCTGCGGCCGTCTTGGCTGCGCCGCCAAACAAGCCGAGCTTGCCGATACCCTTGCCCATCCAGCCCATGAACTTGGCGCCAATGATTATCTCGGCAAGCCATGCGAGCTTCTCGCCTAGGCTGTCGGCGTTATCCCCCAACGGTCCAAGCGCCTGAGAGAACTGCCGGACCATCGCACCGGCGTCCTCAAACAGATGCTTCAAGAATGACAAGGTGATACCCAAGAGGTCGTTGAGTTCACTCATTGTTTCTTTGAAGTCTTCAATGTCCTGGGCGGACTTCAACCCGAACACGTCGTAGATCGTTTTGCCAAAATCGAGCAACGCCGAGCCGACAGCCTTGATGGACTCCCAACCGATATCCATGAAGTTGGCAAGATCACCAGATGACCGGGCCTCGGAAATAAAGTTGGCGAAGTTCTGCGTCATAGCCGCCAGGTCGTCGACCATGCCCGGCAGGAAGCTGGAACCAACATCGGCCAAGTCGATGAACGCATCGACCAGCGGTTTAATAACGGGAGAGAGTCGCTCAAACGAAGCGGCGATGTTGTCGAACATCGAAGCCAACTTGCCCTGAGTACCGGGACTCATGAGGTCGTTAAACACCGCGGCCATGACGCTGTTGAGGCCACCGGCAATCCTGGTAGTCATCTGCTCAATGGCGGGACCGTAAGCCTTGGTCAGATCAAAGATCATCGCACCGGCGTCCTTGAAGAACGCATCCTGCGTCGCCTGCTGAATCCCCTTCAGTTGGGGTAGGAGATTCTGAATGGTCAGCGCGGCCTGCTGCGCATTGGGGGAGAGACTCTGAATCTGCTTAGCGAACTTCTCCAAGTCGCCATCGCTGAGCGCGGAGATTGTGTCGCTGAAACCTGCAGTTGCCATCTTCATCGTGCCCATGCCGGCACCCGCCATGGCGAGAACACCCGGCAGTAGCGCGATGCCCTGGCTAGCCGCGACGGCGGCGTTAGCGACCTGAGTGAACGCAATACCCAGCGGTAGCACCAGGGTCGGCGTGACCACACCCAGGGGGGTCAGTGCGCCGAGGTTACGGGCAGCCCACGAACCGACTTCACCGAAGTCTGAGTTGTTGGCCCTCTCTCGCTGCCGACGAAGGTGCTCCTCCTGGCGAGCAGCGTGCCGCTGCTGCTCCGCGCCGTGCTTGGACAGCGCCGCGGTGGCGTCGCGGATGTGCTGCGCTTCCTTATCCCAGGCGTCGTGGACCTTGTGCCACTGCGTAAGCAGCTGGTCGCGGGTAGCCTTACCCTCCTTCTCTAGCCGCTGGAACTTCTCGTACTCACGACCAGCCCTGGTGATCGAGAGGCCAGCCGTGTCGAACGCCTTGGCGACTTGATTGTTTTGACTGATGACTTCAAGGTTTGCGGCACGCAGCCTTTGAAGTTCGCCCAGGTGTGCGCTGTGTGACGCCGTGAAATCCCTCAGTGCGATATTCGCTGCCCTGGTAACGGCGGAACGCTCACGGAACGTCTTCTGAAAACCTTCCTCAGTCTGCCTAAGCTTGGTGACCTTGAGGTCATAGTCACGGGTCGCCTTGCCGAGATCCTCCACCGCACGGCGATACGACTCAACATCGACTTCGCCGGCCTTGTAGAGCTTCTTGATCTCCTTGAGTCGTTCCTTCGCCCGACGCCGAGTGATGGCCGAGTTGGTGGCGTCATCCATCGCCTTGTTGACTTCGGCGCTGGAACTCCGAATGCCTTGGGCTATGCGGTCGCCGATTTCCTTGCCGACGTCCTTGCCGATATCCTCGGCAGCCTTCTTGAAGTCCGACTTCAGGACTCGGGTGGCGTTGTCGACGGACCTCTTGTGGACGTTGACGAGTACGTCTACGCGGATCGGCATTAGTCGTCGTCCTCCACGTCCGCATCAGCGGTGTTCAACTTTTGAACACCCGGCCGCGCGGCGAACGAGTAGAAGGTTTCCCGAACCTCCGTCTGTTCTTCAGCCTCCGCAACCAGCGCCTTCAGTTTAGACGGCGAATACCGTATCCGTGATCCATACTCCTCAGCCTTGACCTTCGGAGCCTGCACCGCGCGGATGATGGCGAGCTCGTTGGCGATCTGATTCCAGACCTCTTGCTCCTCGTCAGGATCGCCACCCCGCACGGCGGTCTTGAACGCACCCTTGTCCGGCATGAACTCCAACAGCTCCAGGAGTTCGTAGCTGGACATCTCGCCGCTATGCCATTCGGCTATGCGGCGGTGATGGTACTGCGAGAGGTCACTCGCTATCTCCCGCGGATACTGGCTCCAGATCCACAGAGCCTCCATCACTTTTCGAGTCGTTCGCCTGACGCTGGCGAAGCTCCAATCCCTGCTCGCCCCACAGCCGCCACACATCCTTGGCACTGCGACCGCCGGCACGCAGCGCCTTGTACTTCTCGGGCCCGAGGACGGCCTGCACGACGCGCACCGAGTGCGGTGGCTTCACCAGCACGCCGTCCTTACGGTACGGCCGCTTCAACGCGCCCTTCTGGGTTTCGGCTGGAAGCACAACGCCGGTTTCATGTCCGGTGTCGGGGTCGCGGAGCTTCTGCTCAGGGATGACGATATCCGGCTCGCGGTCGTAGGACTCAACCTCGACGAGCAGCTCCTCGTAGGCTTCCATCTGCTCGTCGTCCATCATCCCCAGGTCGGGGTGCGGAGGAACCTTGAGGATGGTGCCGTCTTCCAGTTCAAGTTCCTGGTCGGCGAGTAGGGAGTTGTATGCCTCGGCCTGTTCGCGGGCCTTCGATCCGGCATCGGGTTCGGTGTTGGGGAGTTTCTTCATACGAGGATTCAACCATTTGCACGGTCATCCATCAAACAACATGTTGCATCTATATGTTCGATCGTTTAGCGTTTGCGATATGGCCGGAGTGAAGACGGAGATCAGCTACACAGGACAAGCTCTCGCCGCGGTGGTGAAACGCCGCCGCGAAGAACTGGGCCTGACCTACGCACAGCTGAGCCGACGGCTCACCAAGAACGGCCGCGACATTCCCACGCTGGGCCTGCGCCGTATCGAATGCTGCCAGCGCCACGTCGACGTCGACGACCTGGTGGCCTTGGCCGTGGCACTCGAGGTCACCCCGATCACCTTGCTGATGCCGCCGGACGTGAAAGCCGACGACGCCATCCAAGTCGCCGGCAATGTCGGCCATGTGTCGGCGCAGTCGGCGTGGAACTGGCTCACCGCGTCATACCCGTTGACCGGGCCGGTGATGGCGTTCTACAGCGACGCGCTGCCGACATGGGAACGCACCGACATGGAGGAGAAGCTCGGCGCGCTGCGCCGCGGCTAGGTGTTCAACTTCTGAACACCAACGAAGAAGGCCCCGGGATCGCCGGGGCCTTCCTCATTGGACCTAGGGCTAGCTGGCGCCCTTGATCTCGGTCCACGACTCGCCGTCCAGCCACTCCGCGTAGTACAGCGGGATGAGCTCGTCAGAGGTCGGGTCGTTGGGGTCCTTACCGACGAAGTACGGGTCGGGCAGAACCGTGTAACCGAGGGAGCCGGCATCCGGGTCGGTCTTCGACCGCTTGAACGAACCGATGTCCGACAGCTTGCACAGCGAGTAACCCTCGGCCGAGTAGATGAACTTGCCCTTCTTGCGGCGGGCGAACATCAGGAGGATCTGGTACTCAGGCGCTTCCACGTCCACAGGCTTGCCGAGGACGAAGTTCTCCGTGCCGGGGTCCTCGCAGATGGAGTTGCCGTTGGAGTCGTTGATCGACAGGTTCATCCGCAGGCGCTTCAGGAGCGGCTTCACGGTTTCGACACCGGTGAAGTTGATCGACAGCGACTCGCTGGTCAGATCCGTGTCGAACGGCATGTTCGACTGCAGGATCATCTGGTTGTCGTTGGAGATATCGGGCGACCGCTCCGGTCCACCATCTTCGGACAGCGCGCCGATCAGGTGGAAGCCTTCGTTCGGGTCAGGGTTGGTGATCCAGTCACCGTTGACCAGGATGTGCGCGAACAGGTCGTCACGCGGGGTGCCGTCCAGAGCGAACGGCGACCAGTTGCGAGTCGGGGACGGGGTGTCCACCTTCCATGGCGAGATGTTGGTGGCCGCGCCGCGGTTCTCGCGGATCAGGATGGCAGCGAGACCGCCGCGGGAGTTGAAGCGGCTGTCGACGTCGCCGAAGCCGCCAGCGCGCCAGCTGGTGCCAGTTGCGGGAATGGTCATGTGTACACCCTTTCGGTCTGATGGGATTCTACGACGCTATTCATAGGACTGTCCCAGCTGATACCTTGCGACATAACGGATGATCTGTTCATCGCCGTAGTCTTCCCTGTGCGGGCTTTCGAACACCTTGATGTAATCAAGGTTGAAGTCTTCAAGATAGCGCGCCAAAAGAAGCATCCTTCGGTGCGTTTTATTTGACTCAACGCTGGCTGCATCTTCTCCCGCCGATGCCGCACACAAGGTGTCCACCTGCACCACAATGTCGGTGTTCGACTCCTCATGGCACTCCTTGCCGGCAACTGTGCGTACCACCGTCATGGGCAGAGGATCGCCGGTGCGCCGGGTATTGGCGGTACGGCGTAGCGGCTGCAGCCATTCGACGGCGATGGCTTCAGTGTCGGCGGGCCCTTCGCCCAGGAGCTCGGCCGTCACATCGTTCCATGGAAGTGAAGGACCGTCTTAGCGGCCGGATGGAACGCACGGGTCGGAGTATTCGGGGTCTTGTGCCACCCCATCTTCCCCGTCTTCTTGTGCGGGCCATACCAGCTGCCGACACCGTTGACGTCGGGCCCGGTGCCGTACTCGATCAACATGGCCTCGGGATGGTCTGACCCCACCGAGTAGGAGTACAGAACCTCATTGGTGTACCGTCCCGCGCCGGGCATACCCTTCGGGATGCGGCCCTGCTTGTTCCGCAGGAACGTCTTGATCACAGTGATCGAAGCCTCGTAAGCGCCAGTCTCATACGGGTGTGGACCCATCGACGCCCAGACTTGCCGCCAGTAGCGCTCCACCTCATCGGCGAAGTTGTCCGACTTGCGGTGAACTTCCTCCGACTCGCGGAGCTTCATTTCGATCTCGTCACGAAGCTTCTTGAACTCAATCCGAGCCATCGCCCACCGCCTCGTCCGGGGTGTTCAACTTCTGAACAGTCTTGTCGCCGACATGGCCGACATACTCGACGGTCACACCGTCCGACTCGACCTCGACCTTCGGCTTGCGCGACTTGAAGCTGCTCACCGACTTCACATAGCCAGCCAGCTTCGCCGCCTCCGAGGTTGCGAGAGTGACCCGCTGACCGGCGCGCTTGAACTTCGTTCCATGTTCTACAGGAACGTAGCAGTCGTTCGTCACGATGTAGTCAGGCATGGTTGGGACTCCCTATCCGGTTTGCTTCTTGCAGTAAATCGTAACCTTGAACAACTCGGTGAAATCGCTGAACGGCTCCACACCACCGATGACCTCGTACTGCTTACCGTCCACGCGGATCGCGTCGCCGGCAGTCAACGCCAGCACCCCATCACGAATCGACTGGCTGTATTCACTGATCGGGATGGTCGTCTTCCAGATTTCGGTCGCCACATCGTAGGCAATGTCGACCTTCTCCTTGAAAGTCAACGGGCGGTGGTGGCATCCCGGCGCGATCACCGTTGACTCGACCTGAGTGTAAGTACCCAAGTTCCCAGGCAATCCAGTGTCAGTCCGGTGTACCGCCGTGACGACGTGATTCCCGAACGGCATCAGAGGAACTCCAGCCTCGGCAACAGGTAGCTGTCCAGGATGGGCTGCACCGAATACAGCACACCCTCGGCCATCGCATACGGGTTGCCCCAGGTGTAGGTCACATCGTCGACCTTCTTCGACACCAGGTCCGCGTCGCCGCGGCCAGCGCCCACCAGGGAACCCATCTGGTCGACCATCGTCAAGATCGCCTGACGCCAATCCGGTGCCTCCGCGACCGTGTAGCCGTGATCCATCACGACCTCGATCGCCGAATAGTCGGGCGACCAGAACCCGCGGGACTTCTTACGCACCGACACCGGTCGCTCAAGAATCCCCGGCGGGCCACCCGCCGACCACTGCAACGTAGACAAATCCAGCGCGGTGCCATCCTCACTGATGCTGGTCAATGTCACCAGCTTGCGAGTCGGCAACGTCAGGATGCGGCTGGCCGGGCCATCCAGGGTGACCGTGAAATCCTCCACCACCGGTGACACCGACCAGCCGACATACCGACGTGCAATGACGAGGGCTGCCGTCAGCATCCGCTCGACTTCGGGATCGTCGGCGAGCAGTCGACCACTGGTGAACTGCTCGACGTCATCGGTGGTGATCTCAGAATCAGGCATGTCCTGTCACCACCTATCCCATCGGGTTACGCCTTCGAGGTCCTCGACCGCGACGGCGCGGGTGCCACCGGCTCGGCCGGGGCCTCGACTGCGGCAGGAGCCTCGGCCTCGGGGGCCTCGACCTTCGGCTCAGCTGCCTTCTTGGCCTGCTTCCGCTGGAGTTCGGCAAGCTGGTCGTGGTGGATGGAACCACTAACGACCAGCGTGCCGTCCTCCCTGTAGCGAACGATCATGCTACGACTGCACCAGCGGAACGATACCGGCCTCGTGCACAACCAGCGGGGTGAAGTAGCCCGCGTAGGCGACCTGCACGCCGAGCACGGAAGGCTCGGTGACCTGCAGGGTACCCACACGCTGCTCGTACACCTCGATGGCAGCGGTGGAGAAGACCACCGCGTCGCCGGAGCCGAGGCCCGCGGACATGACCACCGGGATACCGGAGATGGTGCCCAGGACGCCCTGGCCGAAGTTACCGGCCGACAGGCCCGGCGACTGCGCGTTCTGCGGGTTCACCGGCTGGAACAGCGGACCGAAGGTGCTGAGCACATCGGGGGCCACCGCCAGGACCACGCGGCCCTGACCCTTGACCGCGGTGTAGACGCTCGACGCGGCGTCCCACAGGGCAGCGGCCACCAGGCTGGCGGTCGGAACTGCACCATAAGAAACGGCGGCGGTGCTCACACCGGAGAGGGCGGTCGCGGTCGCGGCCTCCGTCTCGATGGCGTACTGCGAAGCGAGGTCGTTGATGACCAGATCCAGAACGCTCGGCTGCGAGAAGTCGATGTTCTGCCGCGACACGTTGACGTAGCCACCGTAGGTGACGGCCGTCGCGTTGAGGCGGGTGATGGTCATCTTCTGG